TGAACTCGCCCACCGCCAACCGCTTCCTCGTCGGCCGCTTCCAAGCCGCCGAGGGGACGCGCAACCGAAGTGGCCACGGAGGGACGCGCCGGCGCAAGCAGGACGTTCCCAAGCCGCCGCCCTCCGGCCGCCGCGCCCGCCTCCACCGCGAGACCGTCGTCCTCGGCGGGGAGGCGGTCGCTTGACCCTCGAGGAGCGCATCCGCGACGTCCTCGCCCGCCTCTCGACGCTGTCGGAGGCGCCGGCGGCCGGCACCCTCGCCGCCGTGGCGACGCCGTCATCGCTCCCCAAAGAGCAGCGGGCCGAGTCCGACCGCAAGGCCAAGACGCCGAAGCGCCACCACGAGTCCAGCATCCCCGCCGGGGTCAGCCTCCACGCCGTCGACCCCGACCGGCCGCCGTCGAAAGAACGCAGCCTCTTCGACTACTACGCCTGGAAGTTCGCCCGCCTCGACCTCGAGACCGAAGCGCACAAGGCCCGAGTGACCGTCCTCCTCGCCGAGCGCGACCACGAACGCCGGATCCAGCCGAACGCCCACACGAAAGCCCTCCGTTCCGGCGCCCTGCTCGGAGACAACGCCGAGGGCAAGATCGCCGAGGAGGTGCAGATCCGTCGGGTGATCGAGGACTACAAGGGCGTCCCGGCGATCGAGGTCGGGATCTTCGAGGAGACCACCGAAGAGTGGGTGAAGAAGGCCCGCCGGATCATGAGCTGCGATGTCGACACCGGACACCCGCGCCCGCCGTTCCTCGACTGGAGCGAGGACGATCGCCGCCGCGAGGCAGCCAAGCTCCACCGCCGCGGCATGGGCCAGAAGAAAGCCGCCGACCGTCTCGGCATCGCCAAGTCGACGCTGCAGCGCTACTGGCCCCAGCCCGCTACGGTGGCGGCATGAAACTGTGGGTTGCCGGAGCAGGCTGGGTGACTGTCATCGTGCGTGCCGAGACGGCCGAGGAGGCTGAACGGATAGCGGCGGCAAAGGCCGAGGAGGTCGGCTGTGAAGAGATGCCCGACAAGGCATGGGAGTTGACCGCGGACGGCGATCCTGGCATCGCCGTGGAAGTAATCAGCTAGTGGCTACGGTCGCGGCATAGGCAGTCGCCGTACACCCCCTGCCTACAGGTAGACTCCCTCTCGTCGACATGCCATCCCTGGCCTGTCTACATTGCCGGGCCGCGCCGCTCCTCACCGGGGGCGGCGTCGCTCGTTCTGGGGGTAGGCATTCCGCGTACACACACCGTCTGGCCGACTGCTACAATCGGCCACAGATCGCAGTGGCAGAGGTACGCCCTCAGCCCCCGATCCACGCCTCGCCGCTCACGGACAGCTGCCCTGTCGTCGCGGCTGACGGCCTCCAAAACTAGGGCCACGCCTCACTCCTGCCGAGCGGGGGCGATGCACGTTCACACGTCTGGCCCGCTACCGGCGTCTCCTGTCAGAGGGAAGGGCGCCGGAAGTCTTCCTCGCACAACGACCCTCCGCAGAAAGGACTCGATCACGATGGCCCCCAGGTCACGTACCCGCAGCCGCACCGGCCGCGCCAAGGGCGGCACCCGCCGCGTCAAGACCACCAAGACCCGGTCGACGCCGAAACTCGGCCGCGCCGGCGGCAGCTCGACCAAACGGGCCGCCACGGTGAAGACCAAAGGCGGGCTCAAGCGCACCGCCAACGTCGTGAAGACCACGACCGGCTCCGGCGCAGGCCGCGTCGCCAAGAGCGTCCGCACGATCACCCGCGTCAAGAACGGCCGCAAGGTCGTCCGCAAGGTGGTCCGGATCACCAAGGGCGGGAAGACCACCGTCAAGCGATCTGCCCCGAAGGTCTCCGGCAAGGGGCCGAAGTCCACGACCCCGCGGAAGCCGCGTGTCGGCGCCGCGAAGCCCCGTGCCGCCAAGCGCTCCAACGGCGGCGCCACCGCACCCCGCGCTCGGAAGGGCCGGAAGCGGAAGTGAGCACCGTCGCCGTCAAGCTCAGCCCCGGGGAAGCCCTCCGCATGATCGCGGGGGCGCCAGGGGCAGAGGGCAAAACGCCCGCCGACCTCCGGGAGACCGCCGAGGACTGCGAGCGCATGGCCGACCGGAAGGACCGCGTCGTCGTCGGTCGCATGAGCAACCGCCGCAAGGCACGCCTGCTCGCCGCCGAACGCGACGGGGACGAACTGCGGATGCACGCTCGCGTCATCCGGCTCGCTGCCGATGAGTGCGACCGGCGCAAGGCTCCGACCGTCGGGGAGGCAGTACGGCCTCGCTTCGTCCGGCTGCTGCGCCGCCTCTCCGGGAGGGCGCGTGGCTAAGCAGAAGGCCAAGCGGAACCGCTGTGGCGAACTGAGCGGCAAGCTCAACGCCAAGGGCGAGCCGTGCGGAGCCTACGTTCGTAAGGGCAAGAAGACGTGCATCGGGCACGCGAGCAAGGTTGAGCAGGAAACGGCAGGATTCGGCGGATCGCAGCCCAACGCAGGGCGCCCGCGGCTCCCGACGCCGACTGAGGTGGCGCGCAAGTTGGTCGAGGACAACATCGCCGCGATCCTGCGCCCGCACTTCCGCGTCCTCGGCTACGACATCGAGACTGGCGCCGAGGGCCTCGTCCTCGTCCCGCTCGAGGGTGGGGGAGCGAAGCTGCACGGAGAGTCCCGCGACGGCGTCGTGAGGGCCAGCGAGTTCGACGACCTGGCCGCGCAGATGACGGCCGCCGACAAACTGCTCGACCGGATCTACGGCAAGGCCAAGCAGGCGACCGAGCTCAGCGGGCCTGACGGCGGCGCGATCCCGGTCGGAGGGGAGGTGCCGACCGATGCCGACTACCACGCGAACGTCGCGGCGATCCTCGCCGAGGCCGGCGCCTTCAACCCGAACTAGCTCCGCCCGCGTCCCGATCCGCGTCTCGCCGTTCTGGCCGGCCTACCCGCCGTCGCCACGGCAGGCCGCGGTGCTGGCGCTGCTGCACAAGCTGGAGGTCTTCTACGGCGGCGCTGCCGGCGGGGGGAAGACGGATCTGCTGCTGCGCGCTGCCCTCCAGTTCGTCGACTTCCCCGGCTACAAAGCGCTGCTGCTGCGCCGCACCTACCCCGAGCTGGCGCAGCCGGGCGGCCTGATCGACCGAGCGCACGAATGGCTCGCCGGCCGGGCGCGGTGGAATGAGCAGAAGCACCGCTGGACCTTCCCCAGCGGCGCGGTGCTGGAGTTCGGCTACCTCCACCGCTCGACGGACAAGTTCCGGTACCAGGGCTCTGAGTTCGACTTCATCGGCTTCGACGAGCTCACGCACTTCGACGAGCCCGACTACCTCTACCTCTTCTCGCGCCTTCGCCGCCGCGAGGGCTCGCCGATCCCCCCGCGGATGCGCGGCGCCTCCAACCCCGGCGGCCGCGGTCATCGGTGGGTGAAGCGCCGCTTCATCGAACGCAAGCCGGACCCAGAGAACCCCGAGGACACGCCGGAGAAGTGCGCCGAGCGCGTCTTCATCCCGGCGAAGCTGACCGACAACCCCGGCATCGATCAGGACGCCTACCGCGCCTCGCTCGCGCAGCTCGACACCGAGACCCGGGCGCAGCTGCTCGACGGCGACTGGGACGCGAGGGAGCCGGGAGCGTGGGTCTTCGACCACCTGGCGATTCGGGCGGCTATCGAGCTCGGCGCCATGTACGACCAGCTGCGCAAGGGCGGGAAGCTGCCGCCGTCGGTCAATCACGAGATGGCGACCGGCACCGACTACGGCGACTTCGCCACGGTGCAGGAGATCGGCTGGCCGCTCGAGCGCGGTGGCCTCTACCTGCCGCCCGGGGAGGTCGCCACCAGCCGTGAGGACCTGGAGGCGATCACCGACAAGTTCGTGGACGCCGTCGCCCCGTACGCCCCGCCGAGAGGCCACGTGTGGTGGGCCGAGCAGCGCTACGACTCCAGCTTCGCCCAGTCCAACCGGACCTTCCTGAAGCTCGCCGAGAAGCGGCTGGGCCGCCACAACCCGGTCAAGAGGACGGGGCGCCCCAACACCTACCCGGTGAACTTCGGCAAGTACAAGGATCTGACCATCCGCTACCTGCGGCTGCTGCTGCGCCGCACGCTCGAAGCGAAGGAAGCCGGATGGCCCGAGGGGCAGGCGATGACGCGAGTCCTCGCCATCTCGCCCCGCAACGAAGTGCTCTGCGACCAGCTACCCGAATACGAAGAGGGAGAGGACGGCAAACCTGTGAAGGGCAACGACGACGCAATAGACGCCCTGATCGCCCTGGCCAACCGCTCGGCGCGGGCGCACCGGAAGATCATCGACGCGGAGACGAGGGCAGCCAGCAACGGCGGCGTCGTCGAGGCATTCAAGGCGGCCGGGCGTGCCTGACATCCGCGCCCTGCTCGACGCCTTTCAGCGCCAGCTGGAGGCGACCAACGGCTGGCCGCCCCCGGGCGAGCGCCGGATGCGCGCCGACCTGGAGATCTACCGGGCCCTGCGCGAGTCCGACCGCGATGTGCTGAGGCGCCACGTCGGCTGGGAAGCGGACCGCAAGTACGTCGTCGACCCCCTGGCCGAGCGGATCCCGGGCGCCTTCGCCGACCTGATCTACGGCGAGGCCCCGGAGTTCACCGCCGCCAACGAAGCCGACCAGGACCACCTCGACGAGATGGTCGAGGCCAACGGCCTGGTCGACGAGCTGCAGGCCGGCGTCGGCATCAGCTGCGGCGAGGGCTCGGCGTGGTGGCGCATCCTCGCCGACCGCAGCTGCCCCTACCCGACGATCGAGTGGCACTCCCGCCTCTCCGTCGTGCCGAGCTTCAGCGGGCGCCAGATTCGCGCCGTCGCCTTCGTCGAGGAGTTGGAACGCCCGCCCTTCGACAACGAGGACGACTGCAAGTCCGTCTGGCGCTACGTCGAGCTTCAGGTCCGCGGCGCCACCCGCAACCTGCTCTACCGCGCCGAGGACCGCAACGATGGTCTCGGCAGGCAGCAGGAGCTCAGCCGCCACTACTTCACCGAGGACTTGGAACCGGAGTGGAACCACGGCCTCGACCTCCTGCTCGCCGGCTACATCCCGAACGTCAGCGGCGCCGGGAAGGCGCGGATCCTCGGCCGCTCGGATTTCCACGGCGTCAAAGACCTGCTGCTGGAGCTGAACGAGGCCGCGTCAATCGGGTCGGAGAACATGAAGCTGACCGCGAAGAAGCGGATCGTCGTGCCGCAGAAGTACCTCACCGCGGACGGCGAGTTCCCGGCCGGGGTCGACGTGATCCTCGCCTCCGAGGCTGACGACGACCCGGACAAGCCGGATAAGGGCCTCATCCAGCTGGAGTGGAGCTTCGACGCCGGTCCCCTCATCGAATGGATCGAGCACACCGAAGAGAAGGCGCTGACCCGCGCCCGTGTAGCGCCGCAGCTGGTCGGCCGCAACACCGAAGGGGCGCAGACCGGCCCGGCCTTCCGCGCCCGCCTGCTCGACTCCCTGCTCGCCGCGGGCGGCAAGGCCCGCCCCTGGGACACCGGCGTCCCCCAGCTTCTCCGCGCCGCCCAGATGGTCGACGAGCTGCCGCTCGAGCGCGGCGGCTTCGGCCACGGCTGGGCCGCCGCCGCTGAGGCGCCCGCCGCCGAGCGCGCGTCCGCCCTGCCGGTGGACGAGGGCGAAGAGGCAAACCGGATCACGACCGAACGCGGCGCCGAAATCCTCTCGCGCAGGACCGGAATCGAAGAGAGGCACCCGGACTGGAGTGAAGACCGGGTGCTCGACGAGCTGAAGCGCATCGACGAAGACGCGCCGGCGCCCGCCGCCGACCCGTTCGCGCCGCCCCCACCTTCTGGCCTGTAAGTCCGCGCACGCCCCACCGGGGCCGAGGTAGCGCGTGGCTGGGCCGCCACTTACCACCGCATCCCGCGGTGCCCGTCACGGCCGGGGAAATCGCCGTGTCGCCGAGCCAGCTAGGCGCCCGCATCGCAGCGGGGTTCAACCAAGACGCGCTGGAACGAAAGGACGACATGCCCAAGCAGCACCTCGCCGATGTACTCGAGCTAGCCGACCTCTACCGCCCCTCGTGGTCGGAGATGCAGCGCCAGCTCAGGGAGTCGGGCGTCCCGCTCAACGATGAGCCGACGACCGACCCGCCCTCGACGACCGATCCCCCGAAAACGGAGACTGATCCGCCGCCGAGCACGGACCCCCCGAAAACCGAGACCGACCCTCCGAAAACGGAGACGGACCCGGACCCGGAGACGGTGACGATGCCGAAAGGCGAGGCCGAACGCCTCAAACGCGAGGTGGCCGCAGCGGCGAAATCCAAACGCGACCGCGAGCGGAAAGAAGCTGAAGACGCTGGCGAGCACCAGAAAGTCGTCCAAGGCGTTGAGCAGGAACGTGACGACAAAGACCGGGAGCTGACCGAGCTTCAGGCCGAGTTCGACACGTACAAACACCAGGGCACCGTCCGCACGGTCGCCGACCGCCTCAAATTCCACGACTCCGAGGACGCGGTGCTCCGCGTCCCCAAAGAGGTCGCGGCAAAAGGCGAGGCGGCGATCGAGAAGTACCTGCGAGAGCTGGCACAGAAAAGCCCGCATCTCGTAGGTGAGGGCGCCCCGCGCTCTGGCCCATCCCTCCCCGGCAACGGTGGTGGGGGCGATGTCGAGCAGCTCTCCTCGACGGAGGGCATGTCTCCGGAGGCAATCTCGAAGGCCCTCAGCGAAGGCCGCCTGCGGGATTACCTCAAAAGCTAAATAGCACTTACCCGAAAGGAACCACACCACCATGTCAGTCGACACCTTCAAGCCAGAGGTATGGGCGGCTGCCCTCCTGGGGGCGATGCGGAAAGCGCTCGTCTACGGGCACCTCGTCAACCGCGACTACGAGGGCCAGATTCGCGACAGCGGCGACACCGTGACGGTGAACTCGATCTCGCGGCCGACCATCGGTACCTACGTGCCCAACGTGACGAAAATCGTCCCCGAGAAGCTGACGACCGCGCAGCGCAAGCTGATCGTCGATCAGGCCAAGTACTTCGCGTTCGAGATCGACGATGTCGACAAACGGCAGATCGCCGGTGAGCTTCTGCCGGAGGCCCTGTCGGAAGCGGGCTACGGACTGGCGGACGTGTTCGACCGGTTCATCGCCAGCCTCTACACCGGGGTACAGGCCGCCAACGCGCTCGGCACGGTCGCCGTGAAAGCGTCCGAACCGACGAAGTTCTACGACTCGGTCCTGGTCCCGCTGAAAGTGGTGCTCGACGAGGCCAACGTCCCGACCGAGGGTCGCTGGGTCGTCGTGCCCTCCTGGGGCCACGGCCGTCTGCTCCTCGACGATCGGTTCATCCGGGCCGACGCGAGCGGCAAAGATGCGGCGTCCGCGAACGGTCACGTCGGCGAAGCCGCCGGCTTCCACATCGCGATGTCGAACAACACGCCCGCCCCGGAAGGCGACGACAACATCGTCATCGCCGGCACGACCGGGGCTATCAGCGCGGCCGAGCAGATCAACGACGTCGAGGCGTACCGCCCGCAGGATTCCTTCTCCGACGCGGTCAAGGGACTGGAGCTCTACGGCGCCAAGCTGATGCGTCCCGACGGGATCGCCACCTGCCAGGCCTCGCAGACCTGAGTCTGACGAGCTAAGAGAAAGGCACACAGACCATGCGCACCGAAATCACGCCGACCGAGCTGATCGCCAACGCGGCGAACGGCCAGCCGGCACAGACCGAAGTTCTCCCCGCCAACGATGCGGTGATCCTCATGGCCGGCAAGGCCGAGGAGACGATCCTCGAGGTCACCGCACTCGAAGCCGGCTGCGTCGTCGAAATCGTGGCCGGCGACAACCCCCCGGCCCTCTCGGCCGGGCAGGGTGTCGCCAAATCCGCCGAACTGGCGGAAAGCGCGGTCGTCGTGTTCGGCCCGCTGACCTCGGCCCGCTTCATCCAGGCCGGGGCCGACGCCGGTTCGGTCTTCCTCGACACGAACAAAAAAATCAAAGTCCGGGCGTACCACGTCCCGCGCACGGCGTAGGCGCATGGCGACCGAGACTACGGTCACGCTCCGCGGCGAGGGAGGGGTCGATTGGGGCTTCTCCCTCCCGCTCAGCGAGGCCATACAAGAGCAGATCGAGAAAGGCGCACTCCAGCCGGTCGACGAGGAGTCGGTGGCTCTCCTCGACCAGTTCATGGTCGACGGCGACGGTGACGACTCCGTCGAGGTGGTCGAGGTCAAGGTCTCGGCCGCGGCGGCGAAGCTCGCCGAGGAGCTCGGCGTCGACCTCGAGACCGTCGAGGGCACCGGCCGAGGCGGCTCGATCACCAAAGGCGACGTCGAAGACGCCGCCGTGGACGACGAGTCCGACCAGGACGGCGACGGTGACGACTCCGTCGACGAGGTGGTCCAGACGCCGCCGGCCCCGGTGGAGATCGAGGTCACCGAGGCGGTCGCAGATCTCGCGGCCGAGCTCGGCATCGACCTCACCGATGTCGACGGCACCGGCCAGGATGGGGAAATCACCCTGGCCGACGTCGAAGACGCGTCCGACGAGGGCGAGCAGGGAAAGGCGGCCGACTACTCCGGCCTCAACATGAAGGAACTCAAGGCCGAGCTGACCAAGCGCGGTGTCGAGTTCTCGGCTCCTCCCGGCACGAGCAAAGCGGACCTCGTCGCTCTGCTCGAGGGCGATGACCAGAAGTAGCACGACCAGCGAGCGGCGGTGCCCTTCGGGGCGCCGCCGCTTCGCTGCATTGGGGGGCGGGCATCGTGCCTGAGCCCTACTACGCGACCGCTGGGCAGCTACGGGAAGCCCTCGGCGGCCTGTCCGAGGAACTCCTGCCAGACGCCGAGGCTGACGACCTGATCGAGCGCGCCGAGGACCTGATCGACGAGCGCCTCGGCAACCGCCCCGTCGACCCCGACACGGGCCGCAAGGTCGTCGCCGCCGACGAGGACGCCTGGCGCGTCGAGAAGCTGGCGAAAGCGACGGCCGAGGTGGCCGCCGTCCTCTACCGGGACCCCGGCGTCGAGTCCCGCCAGCGGCAGCGCTCCGTCTCCGGCGACGTCGCCACCAGCGGCCCCTACGGCCCCAACTTCGGCGAGCGTGCCGAGATCCTGCTGTCGCAGTCCGGCCTCGCTGTCCGGTTCGCCCGCGCCACCCGGCGCCGCCGCGGCCGCAACGCCGGCATCGCACAGAGCTTCCACGAAGACGAACCCTGATGGCGCGCGCCGCGGGCGCGCAGAGCGCCGGAGCCGCCGCTGGCGCCCAACAGGCGACCGAACGCGACCTGACCCTCGCATTCGTGGCGCTGGAGCTTCAGCTGTCCGCCCTGGCGCAGGAAGCCCTCGCGGAAGGGGCGCTCGGCTCCATGCGGACCCGGCGCGAATACCACTCCCGCGCCCAGCGGCTCATCGGGAGGATGCGGGTCGGCTTCCGCCAGCACGCCCGCGAGGTGCTGGAGACCGCCTACGACGATGGCGCCCGCCTGGTCGGCGCCCGGCCGATGGGCCTTGTCCGGCGGCACGCCATCGCGGCGATCGTCGACAGCGCGGTCGAGCGGCTCGACTCCTCGCTCGTCACCGTGGGCCGGCGCTTCGATGACACCTTCCGGCGCGTCGGTCTTCAGCAGGCGGCGCGCCAAATCGCTCGCGAGCTTCCCGAGCGCGCCGCCGCCGGCCTGATCCGCCGCGATCTGATGGCAAAGGGCCTGACCGGCTTCGTCGACAAAAGCGACCGCCGCTGGACCCTCTCCAACTACTCCCGGATGGTGATCCGCACCACGACCTCGCAGGCCGCGAACCGCGGCGTCGCCGACGCGGTGCTGACGGTGGGCCGCGACCTGGTCCGCATCTCCCTGCCCGAGGGGCATCCCGGCTGCCACCACCACCCGCACGACCCCCAGAACCCCTGTCGATCCTTGGAGGGCAAGACCTTGTCGCTGACCGGCCACACGCCCGGCTATCCCGTCATCCGCCGCATCCCGCCGTTTCACCCGAACTGCCAGCACGGCCTCGCGCCGGCGCCGGAGGGTGCTCGGTGAAGAAGAGGGACCGCCGCATCGTCGAGCGCTACGCGCGCAGAGTGGCCGACGAGATCGGCCTGCGCGACTGGGGCGTGCAGTTCAACTGGCGCTCGCCGGCGCCGGATGGCGACGGTGGCAGCGTTAGCTGGCCAGAAGGGCGCACGGAGGCCGTGATCCGCCTCAGCCCCAGCTTCCGCGACTTCGAGCCTGCAGAGCAGCGTTACGTGATCGTCCACGAGCTTGTCCATTGCCATTTCGCGCCAATGCAGGACACGGTCGAGGAAGACCTGCAGCCGCACCTCTCGCGGCCGACCTACGACCTGTACAGCCGTTCCTTCCGACGCGCGCTCGAGTACGGCGTAGACGCGACCGCAAAGGCTCTCGCCGCCCACATGCCGCTCATCGACTGGAGCGCCGCCTGATGCTCGGCACGCCCCTCGACTGCCGCGTCCGCCGCGTCCTCGGCGTCACTCTCGAGGAAGGGTTGGCGCTGACGCTCGACGACGACGCGACCGCCTACTTTCCCGCGCACGTCACCGTCCCGGGCAGCGACAACAGCACCTTCGAGGGCTCGCCCCGCAATGGCCTCTCCTCCTGGCGGCTCACCTGGCAGTCGGCGCCGGCCGAGTTCGCCGCGTGCGATCGCATCGAGGTCCCCGCCGATGCGGTGTACGAGCTGCTCGCCGATCCGCGCCCCGTGACCAACGGCCGCCGGACCATCGGCTTCAGCGCGCCGATGCTGCCGGTGAGCGACCTCTACCCGCGCAGCGCCGAGCTGCGGGACCTCGGCGGCGACGTCGCGCTGGCGACGGTGGCCTGCGCGGTCTTCCAAGGGCGCGAGAGCCACAACCAGCGGGGCACCTACCACGACACCTTCTGCGAGCTGCCCCCGAGCGCGTGGCAGTACATCACCCCGAAGAAAACGCAGACGCTCCACTTCGCCGACGGCTCCGTGTGGAAGATCGCCGAAGCGGCGCTCGGCTCCGAAGTCCCGTTCGTGACCGCCTCCCTGCGCAAGGCAGGCTGACGTGGCGAAGATCGCGATCAAGGCCCGCCCTGTCGGGGTCGACGGCGTGCTCCGGCGCTTCAACGTTGCCTCCGATCTTCTGCCGGGGGACACGCTGGAGGCCCAGCGGGAACTCGGCCGCCGCGCCGAGGTGATCTTCGGGGCGCACGCGCCCCACAAATCGGGCCGCTTGATCCGAGGCATCGCGTCGATCGCCCTCGGCGGGAAGGTGATCGTCAAAGACGAGGCCAAGAATCCGGCTACCGGCTTCGACTACGTCCGCATCACCCGGTTCGGGCACGCGGTCGCCCGCATCTTCCCGAAGCACGCCGCCGCCAGCACGCTTGCCAACGGCAAGGCCCGGGCGGGCGCGCTGCGCTTCACGATCGGCGGCCGAGTCCTCTTTAGGGCCTCCGTCGCCGGCTACCACCCGGCGAGCGACTGGGCCGAGGACGCCTTCCCCGAGGTCGCCGCTGCTGCCCAGACCGTGGCATCCCGCCTCGGCCGCAAGATAGAAGCGAGGTTCTAGGTGGAGGCCACCGAGATTGCCAGAGCCGTCGTCAGATGGGCGACCGAGACGTGCCCGGACCTGAACAGCGTCTACGACCACGACGCCGACCAGATCCTCGACGCGCTCCCGATCGCGATGGCCGCGGTCACCAGCGAGCAGGACACGGCGAGCCAGCCGAGCCTTGGGCTCGAGGTCGCCGACGTCGGCCTTGAGCAAGCGGTCCTCCACGTCGCCAACGCGAGCATCGAATTCCTGGTCAACGATGACGACGAAGCCAGCGCGAAGCTGGAGGGCTTCGTCGGCCAGCTCGCGGGCGCCCTCCGCTCAGAACGCGAAAGCGGGGAGATCACCCTCGGCGACCGCGTCGAAGGCGCCTCGCCCTACTGGCAGGCGTCCTATGAGCCGCCCTTCGCCGTCTTCGACGACTCGACCAAAGCCCGGCGAGCCGACTTCACGCTCGCCGTCGCAGAGCTTCTCTAACCCCCAACCGACCCGAGGAGGGCCGACCACATGAAGACCGTCACCTACCGCGGGGCGGATGACCCCCGCGACCCGACCACCCGCTACGTCACCGCAGACGGCAAGTTCCGCCTGCCGGTCGACGTCGCGGTGAAGGACGTGCCCGACGACGTCGCCCGGGAGCTGGAGTCGACCGAGGGGCACACCTTCGACATCGGCGACGGCGAGCCGCGGACGGCGAGCGCCAAGGCGCGCGAGCTGGCCGAGGAAGAGGGCATCGCCCTCGACTCGATCGAGGGCGACGGCCTGATCTCCGTCGACGACGTCCGAGCCGCCATCCAGGCGCGCGACAACCAGCCGGCCGACGCGGCCGCCAACTAGGAGGACTGACCTGTGGAAGGTCTCAACAAGTACGAACTGAAAAATCTCCTCAAGGGGCCGTGCTCCTGGCTCTACGCGCCAGCCGGCACGGCGGTGGCGAACCTCGCCAGCCTGTTCGAGCCCGATGGGGAGCCCTACGCGCCGAAAGCGCCCTTCAAGTTCTTCGGCGCCACTACGAGCGGGTCGGCCTACAGCCGCCAGTTCTCCACGACCGGCTACCAGATCGAGCAGGCCACCGGCAACGTCGATGAGGACGTCACCGACGTGGTCCGCACGGTCCAAGGCCAGTTCGGGGAGGTCACCCCGGAACTGCTCCAGATGATGGAGCAGGCCCAGAACATCGACACCGTCGCCAAAGCGAAAGGCCGCTCGGCGGAGAAGCAGATTCGGGTCGGCAGCGTCGAATCCCTCGAGGAGTACGTCGTCGCCATCGTCGGTCGCCGGCTCAAGGGCAAAGGCGCCGACGTGACCGAGAGCGGCGGCACGAAACGCGGAGCCTTCGTAGCCGCGGTCCTGCTCGCCGCCAAGATCACCGGCGACCAGGCGTCCCTCAACCTCGCCAAGGGCAACCTCGCCTCGGCGCCGCTGACGTTCCAGGCGTACCCCGACGACTCGCAGGAAACCGGCGAGGAGCACGGCCTGTGGATCGACGAGCAGACCGGCACGATCGAAGCGGCGGAATAGTCGATGAAGCCGCAGAAGATCAAGCTGGGGGCGCACACCTACGAGGTGCGCCCCCAGCCCATCGGGTACCTGATGAACGAACTCGGTCCGGAGTTACAGGGCGCCCTCGAAGCCGAGGTCGACGGCCTCGACGGCGCCAGGGTGCTCGGCGCCAAGGCGTACGAGACGCTGAAGGTTTTCATCCCCGAGCTGATGCCCCTGCACGAGTTCCTCGGCTTCGACTCCGAGGAGGCGATGAAGGCCAAGGTCTACATCGGCCGGGAGGCTGACTGCTCCCCGACCGCACCGCAGCTGACCGGCGCCTTCAAGGCCGTGAAGCTCGTCAACGGCGGCGAGGTGTTGGACGCCCTAAAAGCGCTCCTGGGGCCAGTGATCTGGGAGAAAGCGACGGCGTTCCTGGTGACGAAGCTGACGGAGTCGGAGAAGTTCCTGGAGATAGCGTCGACCTCGCCGACCTCGGCTCCCTCGCCGACCTCGCCCTCCACGAGTGGGGAATCGGGCTCGACGAGTTCTTCTACGCCGAGCCCAATACCGACGCCAGCGGCGAGCGCGGACTAACCGTCCCGCGCCTGCTGGCGCTGTACGACGGCTGGCGCCGGCGGCGGGTTCGCGAGTACCGGGACCTCGCCGCCGCCGTCAACGCCGCCCGAGCCGAGAACGCCCGCGAGGCGATCGAGGCGGCATTCCCTGACCCCGAGCCCCTGACCGGGGGCCAAGACGACGAATGGGACCGCTCACCGATTTGGACGTGAGCGGTCCCGGAAGGAGAGCAGCTGCCCGATGGGCCTCAGCGTGGCGAACATTCTGCTCGAGGTCACGGGCGAGTCGGCAGACGCCAAGCGCGAGCTGGCCGACGTCGCCCGTGAGCTTGCGCTGTTCAGCCGCGAGGAAGCCGAAGCGGTCGCCTACGTTGACACCAGCGAAGCGAGCCGGGAACTCGACGAGCTGAAGGTGAAACTGGCGTCGATCGACGCCAAAGAGGTCTCGGCGGAGGTCAACGTCAAGATCGCCAAAGCGCAGGCGGACCTCACGGCCCTGCAGGCCGAGCTCACCAAAATCGACGGCGAGGACGTCACCGTCGATGTCGACGTCAAGCGGGGGATCGCCGAGAAACTGGGCGCCCTCTCCGGGCAAATCGCCCAGATCGGCAAGGACACGGAGACGGCCGCCGGCGGCGGGATCCGCTCATTCATCAGCGGCATCCTCGGCGCCGACATCGGGGTCGGTCGCTGGTCGACGTCGCTGGCGAAACTTCTGACGATCGGCCCGGCCGTGATTGCGGTCGTCATTGCGCTCGCCGGGCAACTGCTTGCCGTCGCCGCCTCCGCCGTCAGCGCAGTCGGGGCGATCGGTGCGATGGGCGTCGCCTTCGGCGCTGCCCTGATCCCCGGAATCTTGCTCGGAATCGGCGCCATCGCCCGCTTCAAGGAGCAGTCCGAAGAAGCCGGGACGGCTGCCTACGCGCTCGCAGGGAACGTCAAAGACCTCGTCAACGTCTTCACCAAAGCGACCGCTGGCGGCGCCGATGCGCTGTTCAAGGGGATCTCTCAGGCGATCCGCGACGTCGCCCCGCTGATCGAGTCCCTCGGCCCGGCCTTCACCCGCCTCGGCAAAGCCGGCGGCGATGCCTTCCGACTGCTCGGCGAGCATTTCTCCTCGCCCGCCTGGCGCCACTTCTTCATCTTCGCGACGGACTCCCTGACGAAGCTGACGCCCCTCTTCGCGCGCAGCTTCGGCGCCTTCGCGGAGATCCTGCGCAACATCGCCACCGCGGCGATGCCGTTCCTGATCCAGGGCTTCCGCGCTGTCGCGAAGTTCCTCGAAGGGATCGCCGACAAGACCTCGGACATCGGCGCGCTGCGGGACACGATCGGTGGGATGGTCGACTCGCTGCGGTCGTGGGGCCACCTGATGGGCGGCCTCATCGACCTCGTCGGGACCCTCGTCGCGGCCTTCGCGCCCTTCGGCGATGAGATCGTCAAGTCGCTCGGCGACGGGGCCGAAAACCTCGCCGAGTGGCTGCGCTCGAGCGACGGGCTCGACAAGATCAAACAGTTCTTCGTGCAGACGGGGCCGCTGGCGAGCGAACTGGGGAAGCTGATCCTGAACGTCGCCGTCGCCCTGATCCAGATCGGGGAGCTGGTGGCACCGGGGCTGACCCCTGTGGTGCACGTCCTCAACCTGATGCTTGAAGCGGCCAACAAGGGGCTCTCGTTCCTCGTCGACCACTTCCCGGAGCTGCTGAGGGTGGCCACGTCGGTGATCCTTCCAATCACCCTCCTGGCGGGCGCCTTCGACTCCGTCAAGAGCGCGGCTGGCGACGCCTTCGACGCCGTGAAGGGCGTCGTCGGCGAGGTGGTGGGGTTGCTCTCGAAGCCGATCGAGTTCGTCTTCCATGCCCCTACTGAGGTGATCGGCGCGGTACGTGACCTGTGGGCCGGCGCCAGGGACGTCATCAAGGACGTGATCGATTTCGTCTTCCGGGCGCCTCGGGACGTTTTGGGGGTCGTGCGCGATATCTGGCGGACGGCGCGCGGGGTTATCCGCGACGTGATCGAGTTCGTCTTCCACGCTCCCCGGGAGGTGCTTGGGATCGTCCGCGACATCTGGCGGGCCGCCAAGGGCATCGTTACTGACGCGATCGACTTCGTGCTGAAGGTTCCCCACGACGCCGCTGGCGCCGCCCGGGACCTGTGGAGCGACGTCAAGGGCATCATCACCGATGCGGTTTCCTTCGTCTTCAACGTGCCCAACGAGATTGTCGGCGCCGCCCGCGAACTGTGGCAGAAGGTCAAGGACGCCGTCTCAGACGGAATCGATCTCGTCGTCCATATCGTCCCGGACATCTCCGGGATCCCGGGCAAGATCGCCGACACCCTCGGCTTCGCCAACGGTGTGGAAAACCTGTGGGAATCGATGTTCGCGATGGTCGGCGAGCAGGGCCCCGAGCTTGCCTTCCTGCCGCAGGGGACCGACATCTACACCGCGGGGGAGACCCGCAACATCCTGAAAGCGCTCGGCCGCGGCGCCTCGGCGCCGGCTGCTGCTGCAGGGTCGGGCGCGCCCGCGCTTGGTGGCGGTGCCGGCCAGGTCGTCAACAACTACGACCTGAAGGTGGTCTCGCCCGGGACCGGCTCCCCCGATCCCGACATCGCGCTCGCAAAGCTCAGCGCTGGCCTGCGCGCCCGCGGGGGGATCAAGCCCGCATGATCGCGCCGGAACAACACCGAGAGGAGGACTGATCTTTTGCTGCTCGGAATCGAGGCCCGCCATGCATGGACGCCACCGGGCGCCAGCGAACCGGCCATCACCCTCAACCGGATCAAGGACGACGCGGGCGCCCCTGTGTGGCCGCGATACAGGGTCCGCCGCATCTCCGGCCTGATGGGTCTCGGCGAGCCCGAAGACCAACGAGACCGCCCCGTGGGCCGCCTCGGCGAGATCGTCCGGCGATCGAACCGACGTGGCAAAACTGCAGTTTTTGAGGGCGCGATTCAGGCTCGGACCCTGCTGGAGTTGCGTGAAGCCGAGGCGGATCTACGCGCCGCTTTCAACGACCTCGAAGGCGAGGGGCGCATGGACGTGACGCCCCACCCCGACAACGCCGCACTTGCCGCCGTCCCGCCCGTCTTCTACGAAGCCCGCGCACTTACCTGCGACATCATCGACGTGCAGGGCGGGCGGACGTGGGAACGCCTTTTCGTGGTCGGGCTGCGGTTGGGCGATCCCCGCTACTTCTCAGAGGGCACCTCGATAGAAGAAGTCGCCACCGAGACGAATACGCCGATGGCCTTCTCGTTACCGACGAACAGCCGGCGCCCCGTGCTGACCCTCGCCGCTGAGGAACCGGAAACGCGGCTGATCCTCCGCAACAAAACGAGCGGTAAGAGCCTCTCGATCCGGCTGCCGGAAATCTGGGGCGGGGAAAATCTCATCCTCGACTTCGACGCGAGGACGATCGTAGGGGCGACGGCGGGGGTCGATCGTTCCGCCCTCCTCGATCCCGCCGACAATTCGCTGTGGGTCGCGCCGGAACCGCTCCCCCCAGGCTCGGAACTAGAGTTCGAAGTGACGAGCATGGTCGAAGCGACCACGCCGGCACGGTCCGCCGGGGCTGCCCTCGTTGCGGGCGTGTCGGGCGGCACGGTGGCCTGGAGCGGTGTTGGGTTTGTCACCGCCAGCGACAACAAATATGCGGTTGCAGAATTGGGCGTCAGCCAGAAGTCGGAATATCTCGAGGCATACCAATTCGACTTCGAGAGCGTCCTGCCGGACGACGCCGATCCCAGGGCGGTCACTTTGGAAGTGGAGCGCTCGAAGGCACAGAAAGAAGGGTCAGCGCTCACCTTCAGCGATTACCGGGTGCGGTTGATGAAGACTGGCTCGGCGGTGGGCACGACCGACAAGGCGAAAGCAGAAGCATGGCCGGCTGCGGACGCGGTCGCAGTCTACGGTGGCGATCAATGGGGCGAGACGCTCACCCGAGCCGACTGCGTCGCACCCGGGTTCGGTTTCGCCATCGCTGTCCAGGCCGGCGCAACGGGCAGTAGCAAAGGCGAAGCGAAGATCGATCAGATCCGCGCGAAAGTCACCTACAAGACCGAGAGCACTGGACCCGTGCCCTGCACCGCCTCGGCGGTCCTGCGATGGGAGCAGGGCTACATCTAGCGCGTTCGCCAGCTGCGCTTCAATTCGTGAAAGCCCTTCTCGCAGTGCCGGTGCATCGATGGCGCGACGCTCGCACAGTGTTCGCGAAGAGCTTGCCACCAGAGGCGGGTACAGCCGTTGATGATGGCGGATTTTACCCTGGGGTACATGACCGAGTGTGGGTCGGACGAGTGACCGAGGCCGAGGAGGTGCCCGTACTCGTGGACGACGAGGAGGCATTGCCCCAGGGGCGTCAGTCCCGTGCGTACCCACCACGTGCATGCCGTCCCTGGCGCCGTCGGTTGGGTCGCCGCCCCTAGGTTTTCGTCCCCAGGTGGAATCGGTATCTCGGTGATCGAGGCACACAGGATCGGCTTGGTGCCCCAATATTCTTCAGCGACCGCCCAATCTTCCTGAAACGTTGGGGCGGCACTCGCGGTACCGGGAAGCAATAGGGCGACGGCCAAGAGGCCGCCTAGAATCTTCTTCGTCATCGGAACCAACCTTTTCGATGGCCATGCCCCGGGGCGTTCAGGCGCCGCCGGGGCACTTTACGTAGCCGCACCCTAGCGGTCAACGCCCATCCCTGCAAACTCCGGAGGACGGATGTACCTCGACTTCGAGCTCACCGACCGCAACCAGAAAGTGCTCACGCGGCTCGACAATCGGCGAGCTGGCGGCCGCGTGGAAATCGGCCTCAACGCCGCCCGGCGCGGCTTCTGCCCATTGAGCCTCGAGGACCCGGCCTACGCCCACGCCGACGCGGTTGAGACCCTCCTGCGCGTCACCCTGAAGGGGCCCGAAGAATTCTCGCTGCCCCTCTTCATCGGCCGCAACATCATCCCCGAACAGGGGGAGAGCGAAGAAGGCGAGCAGCTGGGGCTCAACGCGGTCGATCCGTTCTTCCAACTGGAACGGGCGCTGATCCGCAAAGTCGTCGGCCTGGTCTGGGAAGCGGTGGTCTTCACCGGCACCGATCAGAGCCAGATCATGTGGTCTCTGATCGAAGCGGCGACCACGCACGGGATCATCAAAGGCGATCTGCCGGCGTCGATCAACCGGGACCGGACCTACGTCCCCGGCAAGGAAGTCGGCCCCGCGGTGCTGGAGATGTCGGAAGTGATCGGCGGCCCCGACTTCGAGCTGGAGCCGGTCATCGCCAGCGACGGCACCCTGGCCCAGTTCAACACCTTCGACCCGCGCCAGGGCACCGACAAGAGCGCCGACGTCATATTCGTCGAGGGCGCCGCGCCCTTCACGGCGACCGGCTTCACCTTCGCGCCGGGGGGCGACGGCATCGTCAACCGCGTCGTCGTGATCGGGGCGCCGCTGAACGAAGAAGGCGTGGAAACCCCGTTCGCCACCTTCCCCGCCTACGTCGCCCAGCACGCCGCCTCGATCGCCCAGTACGGCGTGTTCGAGCAGATCATCCAGCTCGAAGACGTCGTCGAAGGCGCCACGCTGAAAGCCCACGCCGAAGCGTTCATCGCCGCCAACGCGGTCCCGATCCCCTACTTCGACTTCGTCTCGGCCTACGAGCCCGTCGAGGACGAGGTCGGCGCGGGCGTGCCACCCGCCTTCGGCGTCGACTACTGGATCGGGGACACGATCGGATGCCACGCCTACCTCGGCGCCACGAGGCTGAACGATGCCGGCGAACCGGTCGACGCCGAGGGCAACCTGATCGTCCCACTCGAACTCACCGGGCGCGTGACCGACGCCACGGTCCTCGAGACCGAATCCGGGCAGCTGCAGGTGAAGCTCACTTGCGCCCCCGAGGTGAAATCGGAAGGCATCAGCGGGGAAGTCGTGACGCTGAAGATCCCGGAAGTCATCGAATGATCGTCCGGCGGAAAACTTCGGTCGAGGGACTGCTGGAGCGGCTGTCGCGGCGGCGGATCGCCACGCCGGCGGCGCCACTCCCCGGCATCGTGGGACCAGCAGGGCCGACCGGGCCGAAAGGTGCAACCGGGGAAAAAGGCGCTACTGGTGAAAAAGGCGCCGGAGTGGTGGCTTGGGGCCGGGTGGGAGCAGCTGGAGAAAAAGTCATCGGCGAAGGCTTCACGTGCGTTAAAACCGCGACCGGCAAATACACCATCACCCTCGAAAAAGAACTCGGGCACGAAGGCGTACTCGTACCGGCCGTCTTTGCGGGCTCAGGTTTCTTCAACTTCCTCACCGTCACTGCGAACGGCAAAAAAACCTTCACCTACGAGACCCGCTCCTCCACGGGCACCCTCGAAAACCTCAGCGTCAACTTCACGATCCTCGGATAGCCGACCCCGACCCTGACGGAGACCATGCCCACGAAAGCGCGTAGCACTCCCAGCGGTGACGAAGACGTCAAACCCCTCGAACTCTGCAGAGAGGACCGCCGCAAGCTCTACGGCCTCCTCGACGCCGATCTCCCCACGCGGATCCGGCGCATGGAGATTGCCGTCTACGCGGTGCTCGCCGCCGCGGCCGCCCGCACCTTCGCCGGCCTGCCGATCGAACACATCCCGGCAGCTGTCTTCCGCCTGATCTTCCCCTGATCCCTCGCCGGCGCCCGCCGGCTCCAACCCTCCAGAGGAGGCCACATGTCCCGCACCGCTCGCCTTCGGGCGAAGCTGCGCAAGCGCGTAAAGCGCGTGCGCGCCCTCACCCGCAAGATCGCCCGTCGCCCGCTGGCCGGCTACCACCGCGCCCGCGAGAAGAACGCCGCCGCGGCGAAGCACCTGCGCAAGCTGATCGACAAGCAGCCGCTCCGGGACAAGGCGCTCGCCGTCGCCGAAGGGCTGGTCGGCGTGATGGAGGAAGGCGGGAACAACACCGGGGAGATGGTCGACAAGATCATCACCGCCAACGGCGGGTCGATCGGCGAGCCGTGGTGCGGCGACGGGATGGCCTTCTGCTACCGGGCCGCCGGGTCCAAGGCCGTCACCCGGGTATGGGCGGCGGTGTCGCTGCTTCTCGGCGCGCTGGGGATCAGGCGCACCTCGAGCCCGAAGCCCGGCGACCTGGTCCGCTTCGTCTTCGACCACGTCGGCATGTTCGTCCGCGACCTCGGCAACGGGCAGATCGAAACCATCGAGTTCAACACCGGGGCGACCGGCGCCGTCAGCGACTCCGCCACCGGCGGCGACGGCGTCTATCGGAAGGTCCGCGACGTCTCCCTCGTCAACGACTACCTGCGGGTGACCCGATGAAGGCCGCGCAGAGCGCGACCACCGCGGGTGCCGCGGGCGCGGGCGCCGCGTTCGGCGGGCTCGTCGCCTGGGGCATCGGCGCCGTCTTCGGCGTCGAAGTTCCGCCCGAGCAGTACGTCGGCTTCTGCACCCTCGGCGCCTTCGCCTTCGGGCGCATCTTCCCGCGCTAGCCCGCGGGCACCTCTACGCCCCCCGGCCTCGGCCGGCGTGCGGGCGTCTCGTCCCCAACGAAAGGAGGGCCGGCATCAGCCGCGCCACCTACCCGATAGCACTCGGGGTCATCGTCGTGCTCGCGCTTCTCCTGGCGAGCCCGTCGACCGCCACCCGACCGAACACCCCCGTCGACCCCTGCGGCGGCCACTACATCACCGCCGAGCAGTTCGCCCCGTTCTCCGCGAAGGTCTGGGACCTCGAGCGATGGCAGCGGGGGAAGCCCGGGGCCGCGGCCGCCAGGGCCTACCACCGCAAGCTCGACTGTGCCGCCGGACCCAATCACCGCCGGGTGATGCAGACGCGCTGGGGGCGGGACCGCCTCCGCTACGGGCGCCACCGCCACCATGTGCAGTACTGCCGATCCGGCGAAGTCATCACCGGCCGGGTCAGCTACTTCGGCGGCGGGCTCATGGCCTCGGGCCACTACACGTCCGAGCCGGCGATCGCCCTCAACATCGCGCCCGGCACCGAAGCCGGCTGGGACAACGCGACGACCCGCGGGTGGCTGGCGGATCTCCAGCGCTTCCGGGTGACGATCGCGGGCCACACGGCGGTCCTGTTCCTCGGCGACCTCGGCCCGGCCGGATTCACGCAGCGCGCGATCGACGTAACGGAAGGCGGGGTAGCAGCGCTCGGCCTCAGCGGCGCCTTCCCCACCGATGCGATCGGGACGGCGAAGCTGATCCCTCCCGGCTGTGCCTGACAGAGAAGTTCTCTGAGCGGTGTAAGTTTCCGCTTCGACGACCTCCCCGGTTGGAGGGCGTCTCCCTAGAGCCCGTCGCCTCCCTCCCGGGGAAGCGGCGGGCTTTTGTCGTTCCGGGGGCAGCGGGGGCGAAAAGCAAACACGCGTGTCTATCTGCTCGACTTGAGTCCGAATCTATGGACCCTGGAGCCGCGAGCGCGTTGGCTTCGCCGAGATGGCCCACGCGCGCGAACCTCAACCTGCCCTGGGCCTTGCGCTCCGCCGGATACGACAGCGGGCCGGCATCACGCAGGAAGAGCTTGGCCACAGCGCAGGCATCCATCCGACCTGGATCTCGCGCATCGAGTCGGGCGTGAACAACCCGGCCTGGGGGACCGTGCGGCGATTGGTGGCAGGGCTCGACGTGACCCTGTTGGAGCTAGTCGCCCTGATCGAACGTATAGAACTTGAGTAATCCTCTATAGTCTCGCCCGCTGGTTCTCCGCATCGACCAGCACCCCGAAGGCCCCTCGGCTTCGCGCTGGGGGGCCTTTTCGTTGGCGCGGCGCCTGCTCCGCTGGCTGCCTTTGATCAGCCGGTAACTTGGGTTCGACTCTAAAGGGGGGATGGATGGGAAACGCCCTGGAGGAATTGCGCCAGTATCGGGAACTGAGCCGGCGGCGGGACCGGCTGATCCGCCGAGCGGCGAGGGACGGCCGCTCCCAGCGGCAGATCGCGCGAGCCGTAGGGATGCACATCGACAGCGTCAAACGAATTCTCAGGATGCACCGTGCATCCCCTTGATAGTCCGAGGTGGTTGACAGGTCGAGGGACAGCGGGTTTTCTGGTCGGCGGGATGGCCGGGGCCGGGGGGCACTTAGACCAGGAACGGGCGATGGCGATCGCCTACCACGCGCTGTGGCAGCTGCGCGACCTCGACCCTGCCGGGGAGTCCGAGCACTTCAAGAGGACACGGCTTGATCTTCATCGTCGGCTCGACCCCGACGACCCCGACCCGTTCTCCTCGGGGAGTGCTCCTGGGGGTCCTCGTCTTCGGCTGGTGCGGTGATCTTCTTGAGCCGGCGTTCGGCTGCCTTGGCGCGCACGGCGGCGTCGACCTCCTGCTCTATGTGAAGGGCCCGGGCCAGGGCGGCCACGCGGGTCTCGACCTCCTCCAGTCGGGCGAGCAGCGTGTCGCCGGTCTCGCTGGGCAGAAGGTCGCCGATCAGGCCGTCGAGCGGCAAGTCGAGGACGGCGGCGATCTGGGGCCAGTAGTGCCGAGAGGGCATGAATTCGCCGCGCTCCCATCTGGAGATCGTCGCCGCTTCCACGGGCTTGCGATTGGAGCTTCGTAGCAACGCACCGAGTCCACCCTGTGAGAGCCCGAGCGCCTTCCGTCGCGCCCGGATCCGCTCACCGACCTCTTTGCGCACGGTCTTACTAACCGGCTCGTTGGCCCGCACGTTCACGCGGGAAAGGGTAGAGCAGATTTCGCGCTATGTGCACTTCGCGGCTACCAACTGCAAAGTCTCTGCCACACGGAAGGGCCAGAATCTGTATAGTCCATAAGGCATGCAATGTAGACATCACCACAGGAGGGGCACTATGGATCAGACGACGAGGCGCAGGCTACTGGCAAGGGCTGAGGGGCAGGCCGAGATGGTCGGCGACATGCTCCGCGGGTTCCGCTCCGAGGTGATCGTTCGCCTGCGCGACGAGGACTTTGCTGAGCAGCTTGCGGCGGAGGTCGACGAGATGCGCAAGCGGATGTCGCAGATCGAGGACGATCTGGCCAACCTGAGCTACGCGACGGATCCCGATCTCGGCTTCGGCGACGAGCGCTACCGGCTCGCGCATCGCGGGCAGGAGCCGGCGCCCGAGGCCGACCGCGCCCAGCTGGAGGCCATCGAGGGCAGAAAGGCGGCTTGACCCCGGCGATACAGTCCATAGGCACGATCCGTAGATAGACGACTTCAACGCAGCAAAGCACCGGCGCCCGGCGGCGAACTAGCCACCGAGCGCCAGCAATGTAGACAACCGACCCCGCGGGGCACCACCCCCACGAAGCGGGGCCACCACGGAAGGAATCCCACGATGGCCAACGCAGAGGCTACCGAGACCCCCAACGGGGCGACGGAGCAGAAACCGGCGGCAGATCCGACCGCTGAGCAGCACGCGAATCTCACGGAGGCGCTGCTGGGCGCGCAGACCGAGATGCCCTCGGTCGACCGCGACCAGGAGAACCCGCACTTCGAAAGCAAATTCACCTCGCTCGGCCATCTGCTGGCGACCGTGCGTCCGGTTCTCAACCGGCATGGGCTCGTGCTCGTGCAGGCGCCGATGCTCGACGAGAAGGGTGAGTTCGTCCTCCGGACGACCATCCTCCATTCGTCGGGCGACTCTATGGAGTTTTCGTCGCCGTTGAACCCGACGAAGAACGACCCCCAGGGACAGGGATCCGCGATCACCTACATGCGGCGCTATGTCCTGGCGGCGGCTCTCGCCATCGCCGACCAGGATGACGACGACGGCGCGCGGGCGGCGGCATCCCAGCAGCGCACGGAGGCCACGGTTGCCCGGCTCAACCCCCAGCGCACCGAACGGATCATCGGCAGCCTCGCCACGCTGAAGCTCTCCTACAAAGAGATCGGCATGATGCTCGGCTCCTCCGGCATCGACAGCCTGCGGGCCAACACCGCCCAGGCGATCCAAGAGCGCATCTCCGGTCTGGGCGAAGTGGAAGCGGACGCCCTGGAGGCGGAGCTGGCGAAGGCGGCGCAGGACGCCGACGCCACGGCACCCGACGAGCCGGTGCTTTCCGACGCCCGCGTCGACCAGCTGATGAATGGCTACGAGGTCGCCGGCGCAGAGCTTGGCGGCGTCACCCCGCTGGACGGGCTCAACCTCCTGCTCGGCGAGTTGGGGGCAGACGGCTTCGAGCCGGGCGCCGACCTTCGCGAGCAGTTCGCGAAGCTCCCCGAGGCCATTGCCGACGGGCTCGACGCCGAGTTCCAGAAGGCGGTCGAGGGCGAGGACCCCGAGGCCGAGGAAGTCGACGGCGAGATCGTGGGGGAGGGCACCGATGCTGACGCCTGAGCCCACGATGATCGGCCGCTTCGAGCAGCACACGCTCCCGGACGGCTCGACCCTCTACTACGAACCCGACAAGCATCAATACTTCGGGGAAATCAAAGAGTCGAAGCACGCGAAGGGTGGGTACGCCTTCGTCAGGGATTCACGGCTCCCCGGCGCCTCGACGATCGCCAAGCACCTGAGCGACCAGGGCGACGGTCTGCTCTATTGGGCCGCCGGGCTCGACCAGCA